AACTTTCTAAGTTTGCCTCTTTAAAAGGTATAGGTAAGGATTTTCAAAATTTAAATAAAACACTAAAACTTACAGCACCACAATTAGATAAGCTTGTAAAATCAATAACTAAAGTACATGGAAACACTAAGTTAAGTAAAGTTGCATTTGAAAAGCAAATAAGTGCATTAACAAAATTAAAAAATAATGTTGGTATTGGTACTGTTGCATATAAAAAACTATCAACAGAGTTAGATAAAGTACGAGCAAAAATGAACGCTGTTACGGCAGCAGCAGCACCTCAAGGAGGAATGTTCCAAAGGTTAAATGCAAGGTTTCAGAAGATACCAGTAGGAGGAAGAGCAGCACTTGGAGCATTAGCTGGAACAGCAACAGCAGGGCTTGGCTCTACAGGTCAACTTGCCTTTGCTGGTGGGGCTGTCGGTGGGCCGGTTGGTGCTGCTGTTGGTGCTGGATTAGGTGCTGCTGTTGATTTTGTAAAATTTGGTGCTGAGTCTGCCTCATATGCTTCGCAGATACAAAAACTACAAATTGCCTTGAGAGGAGTTACAAAAAATCAGGGTGATTTTGTTAAAGGTTTAGATGTTATTTCTACAACATCAAGAAAATTAAATGTACCAATCGCAGCATCCACCAAACAATTTACAACTTTGTCTGCTTCTGTGCTTGGTGCTGGTGGAACTATAGAAGATGCTGAACTCGTATTTACTGGTGTATCAAACGCTATTAAAGCAACTGGTGGTAATGCAGAAGATGTACAATCTGCGATACGAGCAATGTCGCAGATTTTTGGTAAAGGTAAGGTATCTGCGGAAGAACTACAAGGTCAGTTAGGTGAAAGATTAGCTGGTGCTGTTGTGAAATTTGCAGAAGCTAATGGTAGTAGCTTGGCGAAATTACAGAAAGATTTGAGAGATGGAACTGTAGGACTAGATCAGGTTATTAAGTTTGCTGACAAGTTAAATGTTGATTTTGCTAAGACAGCAGAAGAAGTTGCAAATTCGTCTGCTGATGCAGGGCAAAGATTAAAAACAACAATGGATAGGTTGAAACTCGCAGTAGGTACTATATTGCAACCTATTGGAGCAGAATTTCAAAGAGTGTTTGCAGCTATTGTTGGTGCTATTACTGATGCTATAGAAGCATTTAATAAATTCATGGGTATTGGTTTAGGTAATGCTATTGCTAAAACAGAAAGAAATATTGAATCGTTGAGAAAAAGAATTGAAGCCTCTGGGGATAAAAAAGTTATCGGAAGATTAAATACACAACTAAAAGAAGCAGAAAGAAGATTAGCAAGATTGATGGGTGAGCAAACTGAAGATGATGAAAGTGGAGGGAAAGGTTTACCACCATTAGATACTGGTGATAATTCACCTCTTAAATCATTTGCTAAAAGTGCATTTGATCTTGCAAAACAAACTGAGGAGGCATTTGTAAATGCTTTTAAAGGTATGGAAGATGCTTTAGTTAAGTTTGTAATGACAGGTAAGTTAAACTTTAGAGATCTTGCAAATTCTATTATTGCTGATTTAACAAGGATGCTTATAAGATACGCTGTTGTACAACCTTTATTCAGAAGTATATTTCCTAGTATTAAATTTGCAAATGGTGGTGTTATAGATGCTGGTAATACAATTAAGCAATATGCAAGAGGAGGTATAGTAAACAAACCAACCTTATTCCCAATGGCAAATGGTATGGGGCTTATGGGAGAAGCAGGGCCAGAGGCCATCATGCCGTTGAAACGTGGTGCAAATGGAAAACTTGGAGTGCAAAGTTCTGGAGGCGTTGGTAATATTGTTGTAAATGTAGATGCTTCTGGTAGTTCTGTAGAAGGAGACTCTGCAAGATCACAAGAGTTTGGCAGGGCTTTAGCTGCTGCTATTCAATCAGAAATGATAAAACAAAAAAGACCGGGAGGACTTTTAACCTAAATGGCAAACTTTCCATCTATAGAACCTAGTTTTAGCGTTACTAAAAAATCACAACCAGTAGTTAAAGTTGTATCTTTCGCAGATGGATTTGAACAGCGTTTAGGTTTTGGATTGCCAAACAATCAAGATCCTAAAATTTTTAATTTAAAATGGGAAAACATAACAGAAGAAGAGTCAGATACTATTGAATATTTTTTAGAAGAACGAGCAAGAGATAAAGCAAGCTTTACATACTCACCACCAAAGGAGTCTTTTACAAAGACAGGTACATATGTACAAAGCAGTACGACAATAACTATTACAATTACAAATCATAGACTATTTGCTGGTGATTCTTTGGTAATTGATTTTACTTCTGGTTCTTCTGCTGATGGAACTTATGTAGTTTCTTCTGTTACTAATGCCAATGTCTTTGTGGTCACAGCAGCTAGTGGTGCAACCACAAGCGGTAATGTTTCTATTACAAAGACAGCATCATATAAGTTTGTATGTCCAGAATGGAATAAGGTAATTGATGTGCCTAATTTAGCTACTATAACAGCTACATTTGTACAAAAATTTGAACCATGACAATAGATACAGCACCTGTTTTTAGTGACATACAAAAAGTAAATCCATCCTCAATCATTGAGTTATTTAAACTTGAACTAAAAGAAGGACTTAATTATGCAACAGGTAATCCAAATGGAGTAACGACAGTACATAGATTTCATTCTGGTAGTAATCTGGATGCTTACGGAAGTATTGTTTGGAATAGTGAAACTTATCTAAGGTTTCCTGTAGAAGCTAGTGGTTTTGCATTTCAAAGAGGTCAATTACCAAGACCAACATTAACTATAAGCAATATGGGAACTCCTAGTATGTCTGCTGTTTTATTAGCTGCAAATACTTTTACTGCTGGTAATGATTTGACAGGTGCGAAGGTAACAAGAATAAGGACTATGGCAAGGTTTGTAGATGCTGCTAATTTCTCTGGTGCGACTAATCCTTTTGGTACTCCAGATCCAGATGCAGAGTTTCCAAGAGAGGTTTACTACATAGATCGTAAATCGGCAGAGAATAGAGAAGTAGTGCAGTTTGAATTAGCAGCAATTTTTGATATGGCTGGTATTCGTGCGCCAAAACGTCAATGTACTAGAGATGTCTTCCCATCTATAGGTACATTTATAGGATGAACTGGAAAGATAGCGCATTGGCTCATGCAAAAGACCAAGATCCTAAAGAAGCTGTTGGTTTAGTGTTAAACATAAAAGGCAAAGAAAGATATTTTCCTTGTCGCAATTTATCCATGACAGCACATCAATGTTTTATTCTTGATCCAGAAGATTATGTGGAAGCAGATAAGCTAGGAGATATTATTGGAGTTTTTCATAGCCATCCTGTCACCTCACCAGAACCTACACAAGCAGATAAAGTCAGTTGTGAAGATAGTAATTTACCTTGGTATATAGTTAATCCAAAGTCAGAGACATGGGGATATTATGAGCCACAAGGTTATAAAGCACCACTTATAGGAAGAGAATGGGTTTGGGGGATAACAGATTGTTGGGCATTAGTTCGTGATTATTATGAGCAGAAAAAGCATATAAGTTTATTAGATTATGAACGAAATATGTCTCCAGAAGAATTTTTAGTAAATCCTTTGTTTGAAAAATATGCAATACAAACTGGATTTAGAGAACTTGATAGAGATGAAAATTTAGAAAAAGGTGATGTATTATTAATGTCAATATTGCATCCAACTTTAAATCATGTAGCTATTTTTTTGGGAGATATGGTTTTACATCATTTAGCCGATAGACTATCTTGTAGAGAGCCATATTCTGAGTGGTTACAAAAATGTACTGGTAAGAGGTATCGTTATGCTCAGAAAAATTAAATTACATGGAGAACTCGCTGAGTTTTTAGGTCGAGATGAATTTGAGGCTGTTGTAAAAACAACAGCAGAAGCAGTTAAATTTTTGATAACAAATTTTCCAAAATTAGAAGCATATATGAGTAATAGATATTATCAAGTAATAGTTGGAGATAATGAATTAGATAAAGATCAAATACATGATCCTGTAGGAAAATCAGAAATACATTTTGTGCCTGTTATTAGTGGTGCTGGTGGTAGTAGCTTTAATAGAATTTTATTAGGCGGTGCTTTGATAGGTGCATCATTTTTATTTCCGGGTGCTGGGATGTTTGGAACGACAAGTGTGTTTGGTTCTAGTGCTGGAGTAGTTGGAATTTCAACTCAAGGCGCATTGTTAGCAACAAAAATAGGAACAGCTATAAGTGCTGTGGGTGGTGCAATGGTTCTTAGTGGTGTTTCTGAAATATTATTTCCATTGCCTACACCAGAAGAACAGGAAGATGATCCAAGAATATCTTTTAACTTTTCTGGAGTGCAAAATACATCAAGAGCCGGAACAGCACATCCCATTGTATATGGAGAAATTGTGTGCGGATCTGTCGTGATTTCTGCTTCTGTTGATACGAATCAGGTGGTTGCATGACAAAGAAAATTATTAAAGGTTCTGGTGGCCCTCCTACTCCTCCTACTCCATATCGTGCGCCTGACACTCTAAATAGTAAACAGTTTGCAACTATACAAGACTTGTTATCAGAAGGTGAAATAGAGGGATTTGCGACACCATCAAAAGCTGGTATTTCTAAAAGCTCTGCTGATTATTTAACATCAGCACAGAAAGATATTTTTCTTAATAACACACCAATTCTCAATGCTAATGCAAGTAATAGTAATCCGGCAGATGCAGATTTTAATTTTCAAAGCGTTGTATTAGATGCACGTTTTGGTACGAATAATCAACTTGTTATACCGGGAATTGAATCAAGTGATCCTGTTAATTCAAGCCCTATAGCTGGTTTTCCTAGGCCTTGTACAGTTGCTAATGGTGGTGTAACACAATCTATATCTCTTAATAAAGATGCAGTTAGGGTAACAATATCTTTTGCTCAATTACAAAAAGCAGAAGACAATGGGGATTTATTAGGTTCAAGCGTTGAATTAAAAATACAATTACAAATTAATAATAGTCCTACTTTTCAAACAAAAATTGAAGATACTATTACTGGAAGATCTGCTGATTTATATTCCAAAGAATATCGTGTAAATTTACCAGCAACATATTCACAAGCTGCGATTAAAGTTCTTCGAGTTACAGCAGATAGTACGACAACACAATTAAAAGATGAATTTAGTGTTTCTGTAATGCAAGAAATTGTAGATGATCCACAGACATATCCTGACTCTGCATACGCACAACTAAGAATAGACTCTGAACAATTTAGTGCAATACCAAAGAGAGCATACAGGATTAGAGGGATTAAAGTACGAATACCAGCAGCAAACGGAGGATTAACTCCAACAGTTAATTTACAGACAGGTCGTATTGAGTACCCAGAAAACTACGTTTTTAACGGACAAATGGCAGCAGCAACTTGGTGTTCATGCCCTGCTATGATACTTCTTGACCTTCTCACTACCAAACGCTATGGATTTGGTACGCATATAGCCCCAAATCAAGCTAATGATGCCGAGTTGTATGAAAATTTAGATTTATATAGTTTTGTTGCTGCAAGTAGATATGCAAATGAATTAGTTGATGATGGATTTAATGGTCAAGAAGCAAGATTTAGCTGCAATGTAAACATACAATCATCTAAAGAAGCATTTGATCTTATTAAAGACTTGGCATCAATAATGAGATGTATTCCAGTTTGGTCGCAGGGATCTATTTCTATCGTTCAAGACTCCCCAACAGATCCTAGTTATCTATTCAGTTTAGCCAATGTAACTCCAGAGGGTTTTAGTTATACAGGATCTAGTCTTAAGCAAAGACATTCTGTTGTAAGTGTTAGTTACTTTAATATGGATTCAAGAGAGATTGACTTTGAGGTGTATGGTGATGGCAATACTACAGCAGAAGTTAATAGAAGGGCAAAACTTGGAATAGTTTATAAACAGGTTAAAAGTTTTGGTTGTACTTCTAGGGGACAAGCGCAGCGTTTGGCTCGTGCAATAGTCTTTTCGGAGGAACAGGAAAGCGAGGTCATAAACTTTGCAACATCAATGGATGCTGGAGCAATAGTTAGGCCGGGAAGTGTTATTGCTGTGAATGATCCAGTTAGGCAAGGAGATAGAAGATCTGGTCGTATTGCTGCTGCAACAACAACACAAATTACAGTTGATGATACTGCTAATCTTGAAAATTTTATAGGTAGTAATAAAGAGTGTAGTGTAATAATGCCAGATGGCACTGTCGAGAAAAAAGCTTGCACTGTGGTTGGAGATAAAATAGATCTTACAAGCGCACTAAGCACAACTCCTAATATAAATTCTATTTGGTTATTAGAAAGTGACGGAACAGGAGAAGAACCTCAAACTTTTAGAGTTGTAAGTGTAGAAGAACAAGATGGTGTTAATTATTCTATAAGTGCCTTGGCATATAGATCTGATAAATATACAAATATAGAATCAACAGATTTCCCTACTTTACCAGCAAGAAATATATCAAGACTTAATGAATTAAAGCCAGCACCAATTATAAAAACTCCAATTTTAGAAGAAATAGTTGTTGTAAATAATATTGCAATAAACAGATTACTTATATCTTGGCAACCTGTTGCTGGTGTTACTCAATATCAAGTTCAATATAGATTTCAAAATTCAAATTGGGTTACTGAAGTTGTATTTAGACCAGACATAGAAATTATGAACACACAAGCTGGAATTTATGATATAAAAGTATTTTCATTTAATGCTGCTGGTCAATTATCATCAACTCCATCATCAACACAGTTTAATGCGACAGGAAAAAGAGCAGTACCAAATGACGTACAAAATCTTACATTAGAACCTGTTAACGATAAATTAGTAAGATTAAGATGGGATAAATCAGTTGACGCAGACGTTTTGCATGGAGGTCGAGTCTACATACGACACTCAAATAAGACTGATGGGACAGGAACTTTTGCTAACTCTGTAGATCTTGTTCAAGCTGCTGCTGGTAATACTACAGAGGCAGTTGTACCAGCACTTGAGGGGGAATATATTTTAAAATTTAGGGATGATGGTGAAAGATTTAGCACAGGAGAGACAAGTGTAATTTTAGATTTGCCTGACATGATAGATACACAGGTAATTCTTACAGAAAGAGATGATGATAATAATTATCCGGGTACTAAGACTCGTACAAGTACTACAAGCAACGTCTTAAGCCTTACCAATCCAGCAGCTACTAATGGACTGACAGGTACTTATGATTTTCAAAATATAATAGATTTAGAGGGTGTGTTTTCTTTAAATTTAAAAAGAATATTACAGACTATTGGAATTGAAATTGGTAATACTATTGAAACGCAAATACCTGATTTACCTCCAAGTCTAGGTGGCCCTGCTGGAGGTGGTTGGGATAACTATGCGACTAATGGCAATTTTGATGGTACTGCGATTGAAGATGTTAATGCTCAGATGGTAGTAAGAACAACTAAAAACCCGCCTGCTGGAACATCATATGCTGATTCAGATTTTAGTGGTGTATATAATACTTTTGCTAATGGAACTTTTAAAGGTAGAGGTTTTCAGTTTAGATTAAATTTAACTTCTGAAAATACTGGTCATAATATAAATGTTTTGCAAGCTGGATTTACTGCCTTGTTTGAATCTAGAACTGAAAGAAGTTATAAAGTAGGAAGTAGTACATCTACCTTGCCACAAAATAATTTAGATAGTAATGGTAATGCAGTTAGTAAGGTTGTTGAGTTTGCACATCCATTTTTTGTTGGAATTGCTGGTTTAGGAGGAGCAAGGGCTTATATGCCTAGTATTGGAATCACTATAGAAAATGCACAATCTGGAGATTTTTTTACAGTTACTCAGCCAACCAATTCTGATGCTGGAAAAAAATTTACTATTGATATTAAAAATGGTACTAATTTTGTTCACAGGACTTTCACATTTCAAGCTGTTGGATATGGTAAAGGGGTGTAATATGGAGGAAAGTACTTTTTAAATGGCACAAGTATCTAATAAAGATATTGCAAATAGTTCTGGTGCTGGTGTTAGGCAAGATCTTAACTTTGTGTTTGAAGCTGTAGCGTCAAATAACTTTGGAGATAAAGCACAAGTTGGTCAAGTATTACCATGTGAATTTGTTGCAGATAATTCTACTTCGCCTAAAAAATTATTAATAAGGTCAACTACAGGAGATGACGGCACTTCTGGTACAACTCCAAGTTATTTTGATGTTGGAAATTTAGATGAACATAATTTAGGACTTGTAAAAAGGGCTGGAGACACCCTTACAGGCCAATTAAAATTAGATGATGGCTCTGGAGCAAGTAGTCCAGCACTATCTTTTGATGGAGATAGCGATACAGGAATATTTAGAGTAGGAGCGAATACTATGGGGTTTTCTACTGCTGGTGTTGTAAGGGTAGAGATTAGTGACGCTGGACTAGATATGAATAATGGTTTACCTATTAGATTTCAAGATTCCAGTGGCGCACCTTTTATTGCTCTTAAATCACCTGCTTCTGTTAGCAGTAATGTAACTTTTACATTGCCTCCAGCAGACGGATCAAATGGTCAGATGCTACAGACAAATGGTTCTGGAGCGTTATCGTTTACAACTGTTCAAGGCGTACCAACTGGTGCTGTATTTTGTATGGCAGTAGCTACAGTTCCCTCTGGTTATTTAGAATGTGATGGAACCGCAGTTAGTAGAACAACATATGCTGCTTTGTTTGCTGTTATTGGAACGCAGTATGGTAATCCAAATTCCACTCAATTTAGAGTGCCTGATTTAAGAGGTGAATTTGTAAGAGGTTTTGATAATAATAGAAATATTGATAGTGGGAGATCTATAGGTAGTTCGCAGGGATCACAAAACGCACAACATAATCACTCTGCAAGTGCTACTTCAACGGCAGGTGCACACTCTCACTCATTAAATTATCAAAGGAAACAAGTTGAAGATACTGGTACTGCTTTTGTTACTGACATTAGACGACAAGGCGGTGATGGCGATGGAGGATCAACAACTTTTACTAATAATACAGATTCGGGATTTATGAATAATGCAACTGTTTCTGTAAGTACAAGTGTTTCTATTGGAAATCAAGGTGGCAATGAATCTAGACCACGAAACATAGCTATGATGTATGTAATTAAAACTTAATTATGGCAATACAACCCGGTACATATAATTTTACGCTACAACGTAGGTCAGATCATAGTATTCCTTTACTGTTTAAAGATGGAAGTGATGCAGCAATAAATTTAACTGGATATACTGTATTAGCACAAGTTTGGGATCAATCACGCAATATAAAATATTCTGATTTCACAACAACATATACTGATCGTGCTGCTGGTTCTGTTTCTATATCATTAACAGACGTACAAACTGAAACTTTTATGACTGATAAATTATATTATGATGTTTTATTAATTAACCCATCAGGGCTTAAAGAATATTATTTAGAAGGTATTATTAATGTAAGTGAAGGTTACACAGCAACATGACTTCTATTACTGTTTCAACAACAAAAAATACAGTCACCATAAATGGTGAGACTCGTGTTGTTACTGTAAAAACTCAAGGGCCACAAGGGCCAGCTTTTGCTGATGGTGATATAGGTGACATTGTTATAAGTGGCGGTGGAACAATAGCCACTATAGATAATGGAGCAGTTAATAACGCAAAAATAGCTAGTGATGCTGCGATTGATTTGTCAAAACTTGCTACAGGTGCTTTACCAACAGCGATTACTGTAACGAGTGCAAATATAAGTGATTTAAGTATTGTTGATGCTGATATAAACGCCAGTGCTGCTATTGCGGGAACAAAAATTAGTCCTGATTTTGGTAGTCAAAACATAGTAACAACTGGAACAGGTGCTACAGGAGCATTAGGTGTTACAGGTAATATAACTGTTTCTGGAACTGTTGATGGGGTTGATATAGCAACGAGAGATGCTTTATTTGGTGGTTTGACCTCCAGTTCTGGTGTTTTGTCCAATGGAGTCACAGCGACAACTCAATCAGCAAGCGACAATTCAACTAAAGTAGCTACTACAGCTTACACAGACACAGCGATTAGCAATCTTATCAATGGTGCTCCAGCAGCGTTAGATACGTTAAATGAATTAGCCGCAGCATTGAATGATGACGCTGCATTTAGCACCACAGTTACAAATAGCATCGCGACTAAGATGCCATTAGCAGGTGGTCAGTTCACAGGTAATATTACTTTTTCTGGCACTCAAACAGTTGATGGTAGAGATTTATCTGTTGATGGAACTAAATTAGATGGTATTGAGACAGGTGCGACAGCAGATCAAACCGCAGCAGAAATAAAAACATTATTAGATAGCAATGGTATTGTTAACTCAAACGTAGATGCAAATGCAGCGATAGATGGATCAAAGATCTCACCAACTTTTACAAGTGCTGGAACTTTTGTAAATAACGTTACTATCTCTGGTACTGCCCCACAACTTAAATTTACAGATACAAACCAAGATTCAGACTTTAGTATAAAAAATGATTCTGGACAGCTTCAGTTTTTTGACACAACAAATAATGCAAATATATTTTCTGTAATATCAACTGGAATTGCTACTTTAAAACTTCTTGTACAAGATGAAATAGTCCACACAGGTGATTCAGATACAAAAATTGTTTTTGATACTGATATTATTAAATTAGAAACTGCTGGTAGTGAAAGATTAAAAGTTAATACAGATGGTCATGTTGATATAACAGGTAATTTAGACGTTGGTTCTGGCCTTGATGTAACTGGCAATATCACAGTTACAGGTACAGTTGATGGAAGAGATTTAGCAACTGATGGATCGAAACTTGATGGAATAGAAACAGCAGCTACCGCAGACCAGACAGCCAGTGAGATCGTAAGTTTATTATCTAGCCAAACTATTACAGGAGCAAATTTAAACTTAACTAGCTCCACACCAACAGTAGGTTTTAATTCTAGTAGCAGTAATCCAGATTATCATATTCAAAATCTATCTGGAAAATTAACTTTTAGAGACACTACCAATGCTGTAAATAGACTTGTAGTAAACACAGATGGACATATTGACGTAGCTGGTGATTTAGATGTAGGCGGTGATCTTGAAGTTACTGGTCATTCTTATTTAGAAAATCTTACCTTAACTGCTGGCACACCATCAATAAATTTTCTTGACAATGGTACTGATCCTGATTTTATGATTCAAAATCAGAATGGTAAATTAATTTTTGCAGATATTACTGATAGTTATGCAAATAGACTTGTAATAAATAGTGATGGTCACGTTGATGTAACAGGTAATCTAGACATAGGTGCTGGTCTTGATGTAACAGGAAATATCACAGTATCAGGAACAGTTGACGGAGTTGATATAGCGACAAGAGATACTTTATTCGGTGGCTTAACTTCTAGTTCTGGTGTATTGACCAACGGAGTAACAGCAACGACCCAATCAGCAAGTGATAACTCTACAAAAGTTGCGACAACAGCTTATACAGATACAGCAATAGCAAATCTGATCGACTCCAGCCCTTCAACTTTAAATACATTAAATGAACTGGCAGCAGCTTTAGGTGATGATCCAAACTTTGCGACAACAGTCACCAACTCAATAGCAACCAAACTACCTCTTGCTGGCGGTACGTTAACTGGAAATTTAACAATACAAAATACTGAACCTGTATTAACTTTAAATGATACAAATCAAAACCCTGATTACACACTAGGAAATCATAATGGTACTTTTGCAATTACAGATTCTACAAATTCTGCAATTAGATTAAAAATTAACACCAATGGTCATATTGATGTAACTGGAAACTTAGATTGTGAAGCTGGTATTGACGTAACAGGAGATAGTACATTTGCTGGAAACCTTACAGTATCAGGTACAGTTCCTCATATTGATCTAAATGACACCGATCATGAAAGTGATTACAGGATAAGAAATGTTAATGGTACTTTCCAAATCCTAGACATAGATCAAGCTGGCGGTACAGTTTTTTTCCAAAGAGAAACCAATGCAGATGTAACTGTTACTGGAAACTTTAATGTAACTAATGGTGTTGATGTCACAGGGAATATAACTGTTTCTGGCACAGTAGATGGAAGAGATGTAGCTACTGATGGTACAAAGTTAGACGGAATAGAAAGCAACGCAACAGCAGACCAGACAGCTAGTGATATAAAAACTTTACTTAATAGTAGTGGACTTGTTAACGCACAGATTGACGCAAGTGCAGCGATAGATGGTACAAAGATTTCTCCTGTTTTTGGATCGCAAACCATAACTACAAGTGGACAGGTAGCAGCTTCAGATATAGCTGTATCTGGAACCGCTCCAGTTGTATCATTTACTGATACAAATGCTAATAGTGATTTTAAAGTTGAAGTTGATGGCGGTGTATTTAAAATAAAAGATATTACTAATAGCAATGCAACTAGAGTAAAAGTTGAGTCTGATGGTACAACAAATGTTTTAGGAAATCTAGATGTTGGTGCTGGTATTGACGTAACAGGAAATATTACTTTAACTGGTTCAATAAATACTCTTAATATTGGTACAGGTACAAATAGTCTTAATTATCAAACAGTTCTTGGTGGACAAGCTTTAGATGCTAACAACACGGGTACTGGAATTAACACAGCTATAGGTTGGAAAGTTTTAACTGATAATACAAGTGGTCATAGTAATGTAGGTCTAGGAGCTTTTGCTTTAACCGAAAATACAACTGGTCACGATAACACAGGTTTAGGTCGCAATGCGTTAGGTGTTAATGTTACTGGAAACGATAATACAGCAGTTGGAGCATATGCTTTACATTCAAGTACAACAAGTAACAATACGGCTGTTGGTCATATGGCTTGTGGGTTACAAACAACTGCGGGTAATAACACAGCACTTGGATTTGAAGCTTTAAGAAATGCCACGACAGGAGGAGAGAATACTGCTGTAGGTTTGCAAGCTTTAAGAGCAAACACAGTTGGACATTCTAACGCTTCTCTTGGTATTTATAGTTTATACTCAAACACAAGTGGAAATTTAAATACGGCAGTTGGTAGATCAGCAATATATTCAAACACAACAGGTAGTAGTAATACTGGTTGTGGTAATTTTACTTTAGGCTACAACACCTCAGGATCAAATAATACTGCTCTTGGTAGAGATGCTTTAAGAGATAATACTACAGCAAGCAATAATACAGCAGTTGGTATACAATCTTTAAAAGTAAACACAACAGGAGAGCAAAATGTAGCTGTAGGTGCATATTCTTTAGATGCGAATACCACAGGTAGTGAAAATACAGCAGTTGGTTATCAAAGTTTAGGAACAAACACAACTGGTGACCATTTGGTTGCAGTTGGTTGGCAAACTTTACTTAGAAACACAACTGGTAATACTAACGTAGGTGTAGGGTCACATTGTTTAGATCACAATACTACTGGTAGTGGTAATGTAGGTGTCGGAACACACGTTTTATCAGGCAATACTACTGGAATTGGAAATACAGCAATCGGACAACAACCAATGCTGTATAACACAACTGGTAATTATAATTCAGCCGTTGGTTGGACAGCTTTACAGGATAACACTGAAGGAGATTACAACACTGCTATAGGTGGTGGAGCTTTAGCAAATAACACTACCGCATCTAATAATACTAGCGTTGGATATAACTCATTAACAGCAAACACAACTGGAGGAGAAAACGTAGCTGTTGGTTATGCTGCATTAGATGCCAATACTACAGGTGCAACTAACACAGCCGTAGGTATAGATTCCTTAGGAGGAAACACCACTGGTCATGGCAACACAGCCGTAGGTAGAGAAGCTTTAAAAGCAAACACTACAGGAGGATCGAACACAGCTTTAGGTCGTAATGCCTTGGCAGTTAATAGTTCTGGTAATAATAATATAGCGATTGGTTTTGAAGCTTTACGTTTAAATACAACTGGAATTGATAATGTTGTTATAGGAACAGAAGCAGGGGAACAGCAAACAACAGCAGGTCAAAACGTAGCTATTGGTAGAAAAGCATTACGACAAAACCAGACAAGTGAAGGAAACACTGCTGTTGGTAGTCATGCAATGCAAAATACTACAGCAGCAAATAACACAGGAATAGGAAATTACGCTTTACAACAAAACTCAACAGGAACTAATAACGTAGCTGTAGGAGCAAACGCTTTAGATTCAAACACAACCGCAAGTAATAATACTGCCGTTGGCTATGGATCACTAGGACTAAACACAACTGGAGCCAATAACATAAGTGTCGGTTTTCAATCATTAAATTCTAATACCACTGGTTCTGACAATGTTGGTATTGGTTATAATGTTTTATTGGACAATACCACAGGACTAAATAATGTTGCAGTAGGTCGTGTAGCTCTTGCTAATAACACAACAGCTTCTAATAACACTGCTATTGGAAGAAGTGCATTAGTGATGAACACAACAGCATCTAACAACACAGCAGTAGGCTATGAAAGTTTGATGCAAAATACAACTGGTCATTCAAACGTAGCTGTTGGTTCTTTAGCTCTTGAAGCAAATACTACTGCTAACAATTCCGTTGCTGTTGGTTACTCTGCTCTTACATCAAACACTACAGGGTCTAGAAACGTTACTGTTGGCTCAATGAGTTTAGAGCAAAATACAACTGGTAGTAATAATATTGCTATGGGTTATCAAGCCCTAGAAAACAACACAACTGGTAATAGTAATGTTGGTTTGGGTTATAAATCACTTGAAGCAAATAACGCAGATAATAATACAGCAGTAGGTTTTGAAGCACTAAAAGCAAACACAACTGGAACTAATAACATAGCTGTTGGTGCTTTCGCTTTAGATGCTAATACTACAGCAAATTATAATAATGCACTTGGCAACCATACATTAAGTGCTAATACAACAGGTGAATACAACACTGGGGTCGGTCACGCTGTTTTATATAGCAACACTACTGCTAGTGCTAACACTGGTGTTGGATATAACGCTTTACATCTAAACACAACTGGAGCTTCTAATACTGCTGTAGGTCATACCGCTTTATATTCAAACACAACAGGAATATATAATGCTGCGGTTAGCAGACAAGCTTTATATTCAAACACAACTGGAGACCAAAACGTAGCAGTTGGATTTGCTGCGTTATACAACAATAGTACAGCAGATAATAATACTGGTATTGGATATGCTGCATTAAATCAAAACACAACTGGTACAAGTAATACTGCTTTAGGTTCACAAGCTTTAGATGCTAATACGACAGCAAATAATAATACTGCTATTGGCTTTCGAGCTTTAACACTTAGTACAACTGGACAAAGTAATTCTGCACTTGGTGTTAATGCTTTAGGTTCAACTACAACTGGACGTAACAACGTAGCTGTGGGTCTTGCTAGTTTGTATACTAATACAACTGGTAGAGATAATACTGCAGTAGGTTTAGATGCGTTAGCATATAACACAACTGGAGAAGACAATACAGCACTGGGATATGGAGCAGGTGATAATATCACAACTGGTTCAAATAATACTGTTATTGGAAATGCTGCTGATGCTTCTTCTGCAACTGTTGATAATGAAATTACATTAGGTGATAGCAATATTGCAACCCTTAGATGTAATGTTCAAACCATATCTTCCTTGTCAGATGCTAGAGATAAGACAAATGTAATTGACCTACCAGAAGGCTTAGACTTTATAACCAAACTAAGACCTGTGAAGTTTGAATGGGCTACCAGAGATGGTAATGGTAAAGATGGATTGTTTGAACATGGTTTTATTGCACAGGATCTACAGGCAGCACAGAAAGAAAATGATGCAGATTATCTAAATATGGTCATGGACGAAAACCCTGACAGGCTAGAAGCCAGTTATGGTAAACTTGTACCAATCCTTGTCAAAGCGATCCAAGAGCTTACAATGGAAGTAAACAAACTTAAATCAAATGGCTGAACGTACTGCTGACGAAGTTGCACAAATCTTTTCTGCTGCTGGAGATAGCGTAACTGTTATTAACACTGCAAAGACATCAGATGAAACTGATGTTGAATATAAAGACAAGATCAAACGCAATGTAGAGCATCTTGAAATCATCAAGGCATACAAAAAAGAGGATGAAACTACATCTATCTGGACTAGCGAAGATTTTACTGCTATCGACAAAGCTATTGTTGATGGTAAAAAAGTTTATTCTTAGGTATCATTAGTACAATTATTTAAAAGCTAATGTCAAAGTTATCTGAAAGATGCGAACAACGCAAAGCAGAAGCACAGGCTCTTGCTGAGAAGTACAACGCAGGTATTGAAGAAGCACAAAAGCTAAACAATGCAAATGCACAACTTCTTGAGCAGTTTAAAGTAGCTAATGCTAAATATGCAGAGCTAATGGAACTTGTAAAAGAAGAACAAACAACAGAAGAACCTGCAACAGAAGTTGTAGACTAATAATAAAAATTTAAGTTATGGGATTAACAGAGGCTAGTGCGTTTAAAGATAGTAGTATTGGCACTGCTGATATTGTTAATAGTGCAATAACAACAGACAAAGTTGCAGATGGAGCCGTTACTCAAGCAAAAATAAATAATGCTGTTATTTTTACACCAGTAGGAACTGTCATTACTTACGCTGGTTCTTCTGCTCCTACAGGTTATTTAAAAGCAAATGGTGATACTATTCCTAATGGCACAGGAACAGTTCAAGGTGTTACTGCCGATTTCTCTGCTTTATACGCAGTAATAGGTGCTACTTTGCCTGATCTAAGAGGTGAATTTATAAGAGGTTTTGATGATGGTAAAGGTACTGATAGTGGAAGAGCTATACGAAGTAGTCAAACAGATCAAAACAAACAACATAATCACACAGCAACTTCAACTGTTACTGATTCAGGTCACAGACACTTACCAGAAAATTATAGCCCAAACAGTAATCAATCCAATGGTCATGGTGTTGCTATTAACGACAATGTTATTGGAAACTATGGAGGTGGAAGTGGTACAGGTTTAGGTCCACTTGGTAATAGACATTTTTTAGAAAACACAACAACAGGTATCTCAGTTTCTACTACAACAGCAAATGATGGTGGTAATGAAAGTAGACCAAGAAATATAGCTCTTTTAATGTGTATAAAATTTTAAATAATTAATGGATTATCCTAAGATAGATTATCCAAACACAGATTATATACTTATACCACCTAAAACAATTTTTTATCCCCCAGTGGCAGAGATTCCATATCTAGATCCAATTCTGTTACCGAGTCTGGAACAAGTTGAGTCGGGACTTGGGGAAGATCAGGTAACTGATTCTTCAAAAAAAGAGGAAGCAAACGAGGAAGGGCTAGATATAAACCCAGAACAGATACCACTGAACCTGCCACAAAACTTAGAAAATACTTCATCTGAAACTGTAGGTACTTTTAATTTACCATTTTTTGGTGAAATGCCTATACCAGCACCAGAGGTTATAGCTTCTAGTGTTATAGCTGCTGGTACTGCAAGTGTTGTTAGTGTAGCTGGTGGTATTGCTATGCAAGCTGTAGTTACACAAATAAAAAAAATATTTAAAAAGATATTTACTAAGGTTCTTAAAAAAGAAGTCGCAAACGTAAAAGAAAAGATGGATAATAATAAAGGTAGCTAGAGTTCACATGCCTGTACGTGTGGCGTCTAAACTAGCTACTTAAATTTTTCGGAATTAGCCTGGACATAACTTCTAATATTTATTACGTCATTACAGATATAAGCAAACTTTGATTTAGGGTTAATCATGTAGCCACTGGCGTGGAGTTGTGAACACTTTAAAACTCTCACTAATTGCTTATCATGTATATTTTTGTCTAGTTCTTCTTTGGCTAAGTCTAGTTTTACGGCTGCTAACTCTGAACAGGTCTGGTTATTAGCTCCTAAAGGAACCATAAATGATAACTGCATACCCCAACCTTCATTAATGCTATATGTTTCTTCTCCCTGTGCATCATTACCTGTATAGAAAGGGGTAAAACTCATTGAAGGTTGTGAACATACTAAATTTCCGTATTGATTTTTACTTGTAGCTCCCTGGTTTATATTCATATTCTGGTTGATAATACTTGAGTTACCAATCGCATTAGGTTGAGCTACGACATCAGTATCGCCCTCAGCTTTTACCTTATTACTGGCTAAACACAGACAAGCTAGTAATAACGCTTGTAGTCGTAATCGTATCATTCTGTGTAATCTGTTCTGTTAATGCACTAGCAGCCCTTGTAGTCGTGCTTAAAGTCCATTCAGCAGTACTATCTGTTGGGGTGAATACTGCATCTGTAGCTGTAATTCCACCACTTGTATCTGAAGTTACAGTAATATTTGTAGCTTCCCATGTATTTAGGGCTGACCCGTATTTTTCTGTTACTATACTGCGTGTAATTGTTTGTGTAGTATTTTCAGTTCTATTAGATGAACCTGTAGTCCAACTTGGTACTGTGTTTGCGTAGCAAGGAGCAGCTATAAACAAACCTAGTAAGAGTAGCTTTTTCATTTGATACCTACTTTATTATTTTTATTATCTACTATTTTAGGAGCATTTCCGTTGTTATTGCCACTTTTCTTGTTTCCTACTGAGATCCCGTAACTACCAAGCACTCCGCTTACCAAGCCAGCAGTAAATGCTCCATCAATTCTTACCTTGCCCATATACCCAAGAGTCATCATTGATAATGACCAGGTTAAAATAAGAAATCTGACAGCGTGACCAAACAGATCACCCCAATCAAAACCTTCCTTTTCTTCTTTTTCTTCCATGTTGTTTTATAAGAAAACCCTACTTTGGGGAGAATAGGGCTTATTGACTTGTGTGAGGAGTCAAGCCAAAATTAGCAAATAA